GCCTAGCCTGGATTGAAGCCAAAACGGAAGAACGCAATGCCAATGCCAAGCGCATTGGGGTCGAGGAAAAGATTATAGAGATCCTTGGCAGCAAGGAAGAAGGCCGCGAGACGGTCACGCTTGAAAACGGCACCCAGATCGTTGTCATCGGCAAGATGGTCTACAAAGCTGACGATCTCGACAGCATCATGGAAGTCACCCACGGATTGCAGGACCAGTTCAAGCCCTACAAGACCGAGACGAAGCTGGACGAGTCCAAGATCAAAAAGATCAGGACATTCCAACCTGCGTTGTGGCGTCAGCTAGCGCTCTACATCACCGCACGCCCCGCCAAGACCGGCGTGGTCGTTACCCTGCCAGGAGATGAATACGATGGCGTTTGACCTCAAAAGCATTCGCAAGAATGAAGCCATCTCTGCGCCAAGGCTCATGCTTTACGGCGTGGAAGGCATTGGCAAATCCACCTTTGCCGCTGGCGCACCTAAGCCAATCTTTATCCTTACCGAAGACGGGCTTGGCTCTCTTAAGTGCGACCACTTCCCGCTAGCCACATCGTTTGACGATGTGCTGGAGGCGATAGGCACGCTTTATAGCGAGAAGCATAGTTTTCAGACCGTAGTGATAGACAGCCTCGATTGGCTGGAGGCTATCATCTGGCGCGAGATTGAGGAAAAGTATGACGCTAAGGATCTTGCTTATGGCAAGGGCGCTATCATTGCGTCCGACCGCTGGCGGGAGATCCTAGAAGGTCTGAATGCCCTGCGTAACGACCGAAGCATGGCTGTCATCCTGCTTGCTCACACGACAATCAAGCGTTTCGACAGTCCAGAAGTCGAACCATACGACCGCTATCAACCCAAGCTCCAAGAGCGCAGCAATGCGGTCATCAGGGAATGGGCGGATGCGGTGCTGTTCGCCAACTACAAGACCATCGTCAAGAAGGACGACGTTGGGTTTAACAAGACCAGCAATCGCGGCATCTCCAATGGCGAACGGATGCTGTTTTGCAACGAACGGCCAGCCTACATGGCTAAGAACCGTTACAGCCTACCCGACAGCATAGGGCTGTCGTGGAATGAATTTGCAGAAGCCATTAACTAAGGAACAAGACAATGCCCGCATGGGATTTTGACGCTACCAGCTATGACGAACCCGTTACCAAGAGCAGTTTTGATCCGCTGCCCCCAGGTGATTACACCGCCATTGTCGCGGAAAGCGACATGAAGGACACCAAGGCCGGCACGGGTAAGTACATTGAACTGTCCATCCACATTGTCGAAGGCCAGTATGAAGGCCGTCGACTTTGGGAACGACTGAATGTCTATAACCCGTCAGAGCAAGCCGAGCGCATCGCTCGCTCGCAGCTTAACAACTTGTCTAACGCGGTTGGAAAGCCTGGTGCGACCGACACGGAAAGCCTTCACGACATTCCGTTTATTATCTCGCTTGACATCGACCGGCGTGATCCCACCCGTAATAAGGTCATGGGCTATTCACCGGCTGGTAAGGCTCGTGCTGCGGCTCCTAAAGCGGCACCTGTAGCCGTTACCTCTGGCAAGAAAGCCTGGGAAAAGTAGATGGCAACGATGCCCGATACAACCGCCGGGAAGATTACCGCTTGGCATGAGGCTAAGACAGAGACTCACCGTGAGCATCTGGGAGCTTCGCTGATCGGGCATCATTGCGACCGCTATCTATGGCTGGTCTTCCGCTGGGCTGACACACCCAAGTTCAGCGGAAGGCTGCGCCGGCTGTTTGACACCGGCAAACGCGAGGAGCCACGCATCTATGAGGAACTGCGTGCCATTGGCATAGAGTTGCACACGGATGAAGATGGCAAACAGATTGAATGCCGCGACCAGACCGGCCATTTTGGCGGGTCCGTGGATGGCATTGGTAAGGGCTTTGTCGAAGGCCCTAACAGTTGGGCTGTGCTGGAGATCAAGACGTCTAACGACAAGGCGTTTAACGACCTACGCAACCAAGGCATTAAAAAGGCAAAGCCGCAGCATTTTGCTCAGATGCAGAGCTACATGGGTTTAATGAAGCTTAACCGCGCCATGTACATCTGCGTGAATAAGAACACGGATGACCTGCACTCTGAGTGGGTTGCCTACGACGAAAAGGAATTTATGGGCATTACGGTGCGGTCAAGCATGATCGTGCTGTCGTCCACGCCCAAGCCTCGCATCAGCGAAGACCCTGCGAATTGGCAGTGCAAGATGTGTGATATGCACGCGCTATGCCACCAGGAGAAGGTGGCAGAGTTTAACTGCCGCACCTGCGTCAACGCTACGGCGGTAGAAGGCGGTAAGTGGGTATGCGAGATGCAGAAGAAGCAGCTAGGCCCAGAGGAGCAGCGCAGGGGCTGTGACGCGCATATGTTTATCCCTGACCTAGTGCCGGCGGCTGAACCGATTGACGCCAGTGACACGCACATTGAGTACAAGGATAAACGTAGCGGCAAGACGTTTAAGAACGGTGGCTTTGCCGTAACCAGCCGCAACTTTGAAGCCGACAGAGCTAAGGCCCTTGGCGTAAGCGCTAAAGTGCCGTTTAGCGATGAGATTCCGTTTTGAAAATTAAGCTAGACCCCAGCGAAATGATGTTTGCCATCATGGGCGGTGCCATGAGGCGCATTCAGGCGTTGCAGCGCGGTCGAGTTGATAAATACGGAACGGTGCAATATCCGTGGCAAGCTGACATTGAAGGCGCGATGGCTGAAATGGCCGTGGCAAAAGCTTTTGGTATTTTTTGGTCAAGCGACGTTGGCAACATTTATGCGATTGACGTTGGCCCCTACCAAGTCAGATCCACGCCATACGAAAGCGGGCATTTGGTTATAAATAAGCCCGACAAGGACGAACATATTTTCATCCTCGTTATAGGCCGGGATGGCGAATATGATTTACGCGGTTACGCTATGGCTGGTGATGTAAAGCGTGAAGAATTCTGGACATCAAAAAGCATAGGAAGATTTGCATATTTTGTTCCCCAAGAGGTTTTACGACCTGTCAGAGAATTAATGGAGAAAGACAATGAGTCTTAATCTAAGATTTTTTTGGAGTGAAGTTGATGGCGAAGGTTTATTAACTAACGGCGACGAAGATAAAATTCTTAAAGAAGATTGGGTTATAGCCGCAGATTTTTTGGTGGACACTATTGCTATAGCGCAAGTGCTTTACACCGCGGTGTTAGAAAAAAGGGATAGGGAGAAGCCATATGTCTCGAAATTACCTACAGTCTGAAGCTTTCCGCAATTACGACGCCAGCTACAATGGCCGCGTTTGGACAGAGCCAGCCAATACGCATGGCATTGATCCTACGCCCAGTGACGAGGAAGAAGCGGCAGACGAGGAATTGGAATGACCGGCAGGATGTCCCGTAACAAAGGCGCACGCGGCGAGAACGAGCTTGCCGCGATGCTGAGTGATGAGCTGGGTACGGTGGTCAAGCGCAAGCTGGGTCAAGCCAGGGACGGCGCTGATGACATTGAGATTGGGAAGTTTCGCATTGAGGTCAAGCGCCGCGAGACGCTAGCCGTTATGCAGTGGTGCCGGCAGATTGAAGCTTGCACGCCAAAGGATCAGATCCCGCTAGTCGTATTTCGCCAGAACGGCCAAGAGTGGCGCGTTGTAATGCGGATGAAGGATCTGATCCCCTTGATTCGTGAAGAACTTGCAGGCTCTTAAAATTCTTGATCTCTTTAGCGGCATTGGTGGCTTTAGCCTTGGGCTAGAACGCACTGGTGGCTTTGAGACTGTAGCGTTTTGCGAGATTGAACCGTTCCCCCGCGCTGTGCTGAAGGAGCATTGGCCTGATGTCCCGTGTTACGAAGACGTTAGAACTCTTACCGCAGATCAACTCCGATCAGATGGCATTTCCGTGGATGTCATTTGCGGAGGATTCCCCTGCCAAGACATCTCATACGCAGGAGGGGGGGCAGGCTTGGAAGGCGCAAGATCAGGACTATGGAGCGAAATCGCCCGCCTGGTTAGCGAGCTACGACCGCAATACGTCATCGTGGAAAATGTCTCAGCACTCCTTAGTCGAGGGCTTGGACGAGTTCTCGGAGACTTGGCCCAGATCGGGTATGATGCGGAATGGCATTGCATACCAGCTTCCGCCGTTGGCGCTCCGCACAGACGGGATAGAATCTGGATCGTGGCCTACCCCGCGAGCAAGCAGTGCGATGGCAGGCAATTTCACACAGAACACATTAAGCAGGACACGAGGAAACTTAGAAGAAGTAGTAGCGCAGCAAATGTGGCTTACCCCGCAGGCGGGGGATGCGAAGGCTTGTTACACTGGAACACAAAACCAAGTGATGTTAGCCCATCAAGTGAAGATGTGGCCAACGCCAGTATCAAAGATGTGGAAGGATTCGGGCTGTCCAAGCGAATTCAACAGGAACGAAATACCGTTGGCAGCTTTGGTTGGTGGCGCACTGAACCCGACGTGGGTAGAGTGGCTAATGGGGTTCCCTTTAGGGTGGACCGTCTCAAAGGTCTGGGAAATGCGGTCGTCCCGCAAATCCCAGAAATCATTGGTAGAGCAATCTTAGCTAGCGCATACCGTTCCGAAGCGCCGCGCTCAGAATAGCCGGCACAACAAGCTGGGCGGCTTGAAACGCATTCAGGTCGCCCATAGCGTAGCTAGCAAAAGCGCCAATGACCGTCAGGCCAGCGGCGACGTAGGTCTTTTTACCCTTAAGCATACCAAACATAGCAGTCTCCTATTTAAGGTTGACGAGTTTGTAATGTGTAACGCTGTAAAGCTGCATGAGATCGTCAAGCAGGTTCTCAATCATCGTGTTCTTTTTGGCAATCTGGTCACGGTTCTTGGCAATGTAAGCCAATTCCCCGCGAATCTTTTCAGCAATTTCGCCCTTGGTTACGACCGTGATGCGGACCTCACCGATAAGGCCATAGTACCCTTGGTAAGCCTCAACAATGGCGTCAATCTTATCAATCACGCCATCATAGAACTTACCAAGCGCCTTGTGTTCGCTGTAAGACTTTGAGGCCAGGTGCGCCAAATGCGCTGCATTGCGGATAGCAAAGACGCGAGATACGAGTTCTTCAATCATGGATGCAGTCCCATCTGATATTGCATACGCCCTCGCGCCATATGGCTAGTCAGGGTTTGTTTCCGATTGGACGACTTGTAGCTCACATGAACCCAGCCGCTTGTTGGAACACCAGACGTATAGCATTCCAAGATAAGTTGATCAAAGTCGCACTTGGCCGTGATCCATTTAGCCAGATCGCTATTGGCTACACCAGGAACCTCAATGTCAGCCGCTTGTCCACGGCAATGTTGCGACGTTCCCGTGCCACCAATGGCCCTGTTAAGCTCAGGGCTGCGATAGCCACTGTTAACGTGAACCGGACCTAAGTTCTCCCGCACGACTTCAAGAACATTTTCACAGAGAAGTTTCATGTTCTCTATGTCTTCCTCATTAGGCGTGTTGTCTATGTCAAGCCGTTGTCCGACCTGAGACTTGGTAAACTCCTCAAGAGTGAAATGCTTAGATAGGTTCATTTCGTATCCGCGCCGTCGTCACTGTAGCGTTGGCGCAAACTCCTCATACTGATAAATGCAAGGTCTATTATAGCACCACGTTCCACCGTTATGTCTAGAACTCCGTAGCTCCACCCCGTAGGGTTGTGTGTAGCGTAGCTTTCTACCTCACCATCAGGCAGAGCGCAGCCAGCCTGTACAACCGTTATACGGTCTGTTGGCCCTATCTTAGCCGAATTGTGGACCTCAAAGGAATGCGTATGCCCGTGTATGAGGCTCTCACACAGCAGAGCGCCGGCACGATGTGTTGCAGTTTTGCCACCCATAGCCTTGCCAAGGCCGTTAAAGGGTGCATGGGTAAAGGCCACACCGTCGATATACATGATCTCGCCAAAGTCACGCTCTGCCCAGCCAAACTGTAGAAGCTCTTGGCAATAGCGGTGCGTGTGCGTGCCTTCATCCTCTGGGTGCATATCCTCAAAGGTAAACAAGCGGTGTTCGTGATTGCCGCGTGTGCGGTACAGCTTGGGCTTCCAATCCTTTGCACGGTCTGCCTCGAAGGTCTGAAGCATGGCTAGGTGGTTGTCCAAATCAGCCTTAATTGGCGGCTTATAGCGACCACGAATCGTGTCGTTCTTATCGTGGCGTGAGCAGCTATCCATTGTGATGCTATCGCCAAGGTCAACGACGCAAGGGTGCCTATGCTCTGAACCGTAGCGCGCAATCCACTTGGTGACTTCTAGCCGGTGTTCGTGCCGGGGATCGTTGTGGCGGTCTGGGATGACTAGGACGCGGGTTGGCGTGCCTTGTTCAGCGCGGGGTAGCGGAACCTTCTCAGGCACTGTCTTTGTTAGGTAAACCGTCTGCTGGTAGCGGTGCTGCCGGTATCGGTTCCAATCCGGCTCCAAACCCTTTTGCTTGGCGCGGACAAGAGTCAATTTGAAGTTGGTTAGGGTCATTGGAAAGCCGTCTGGCTTCTTCCAACGAGAACAGGCTTCCGAAACGGCTGTTCTATTTCCAGGGCCAGGGAACCAGTGAGGTGTAAATCCCTCGTCTAGGCACTGGTTGACTAGCTCGACTATCGTTAGGTATTTTTCAATTTGATTAAACTGGTCGCTACTCATACTAGGGTGGTCCCTATTTTGAAGCTACGCCCCAGGCAATTGCCCCTAAAGCCACTATTAAAGATCCCGCGAATGTAAACAGAATTGCTTCAATGCGCTTAAGCTGGGCATTGATCCCGGTGTAGCGTTCAGCGCAAACCGCTTCATGGACTGATAAACGCTGGTCCACTTCATTAAGTTCCGACACCGGGTAATCTCCAATACTCAGCCATCAGCTAATCACTATTAGGCCAGCGGTTCCGTTAACAACTGGTCCCGCATCATAACTTCCACTACGACCACCCTTACCAGCCGTTCCGTTGTACGAGGCATCACCCGCGTTACCGGGTGAAGTTATGGTAGTTCCGTTAGCGCCAGTGGTCCCGTTGTAAGCAGTGATACCCGTGCCAGTGCTGTTAGCGCCGCCAGCGCCAGGATAACCACGGTCTTGTTCTGTTCCGTTGCTACCACCGCCACCGCCACCGCCATTAGTACCAGCACTGCCAGCGCTACCATCACCGCCAGCAGCACCTCCAGCACCAGCACCTGTACCGCCACCGCCACCACCAGAACCGTTAGAACCATCACCGCCAGTACCGCCACCGCCCGCAGCAATGTATGTACCGTTAGAACAGATTATAGCAGACGAACCACCGCCCCCACCGCCGCCCCAGGTCGCACCACTCGCGCCACTACCACCTGCACCATAACCAGAACCACCCGCACCACCAGGGGCGTTTTCCCCTGCTTGAGAAACACCGCCCGCACCCACTTTTACGGTTATGTTTTGAAGGTATGGTATAGCAATGATAACGACGAGCGCGCCAGCCCCGCCGCCGGTAGAAGGACCGTTACCACCTCCAGCAGCACCACCGCCCCCGCCACCCCATATTTTAAATGTATAAATGCCAGGACCAGCTAGGTATGTGTATGTACCTGCCGTTGAGAAGGTCTGGCCTGGCGACTTATACCCGCCGCCGCCAAAACCCCTCTCCGATGCTGCTGCAAATGTACTTTGAAGAGGCATTAGACAAACGCCGACAACGAAGCCAAGACCGTAAAGGTCGCGGAAGCCGTTTTAATTATGGTGTATGTGTACGCATTAACGCTGCTTGCTAGACCAGCCGTCGGTGCGACCCCAAGCCACTTTGTCGTGACACCACTGGTCGTGCCGTCCACTTGAACAACATTATTGTAATACGGGGTAGCCCCTTGGGTGACAAGGAACGCAACCGTAACGCTCTCACCCGTGGCAAGCGCTGTGTTCATTGTCGTACCTGACGAAGCACGCAAATTGACCGTCCAGTTAGCCGTCGCATTAGACGTATAATAAAGCACGCTCTGGGTTGTAGCGTTGAAGATGACCGTGCCGGTTGCGGCGGTGGCCGATATTGTGACCGCTTCAGAGGCGCTAATGAGCTTTATTGCTAAGGCGCTTGATGATCCCGTGAATGTCTGTTTGGCCGTAAAGTTGCTTGAAACGCTAGGCGAAACGTAATCCGTGCCAACGGTCCCCGCTGTAACCACAGAGCTAGAACCGTTGCCAATTAGCATCCCGTTTAGAGATCCTACAATGAGCGAGGAGACGACTGCCGGCTGGTTGTAGGTCAGGGCATCATTTATGGCCGTGGGTGCGCCTACGCCCGTTACCTTAAAGCCGTTTAGCGGTATGTTGCCCGTGACGACCGTCTGGCCGTCCTTGGTGATCGCCGTGCTAAGGCCCGTGGCAAGGTCCGCCGTCAGCGCGTTAAACGCCGTGGCCGTAATGGTCGTGCCAGTGACAACGGGCTGACCCGCTGTGTTGATTAGAAACGTGCCGGTTCCGTTAAAGCTCATTGGGTTTGACCTTGTTGTCTAGCAGCCAGTGCGGCAGCAATAATAGTTGGATTTAAATTCATCCTTTTTGGTGCGGCTGCAATTCTTCCACGATTAGGAAGTTGACGGTATTCCTGAGGAGACATCATTAGCAATCTGCCCGCTTCATCGCGGGCTTCAACCGACATCCCTTTTGTTTTTAATGCATCAAGAGCTTGTCTTCCATATCCAGCGCCAGTTTTTACCAACCCACCGTTAGGACCGTATTTAAATACGTTTTCACCAAGCGTAATGGCAGCTTCCGCAGCTGGATTTAACGCATCTTGTTGAGCTTGAGCT